CTAATTCAAATTGTAATTCTTTAGACCAACCACAATTACTTCTATCTGCTAATGCAGATGCAGCTCTAGCAGTTTCACTTGTCCATAATACTCTTTTACCTTCTAGTCTTTCACAACTTTGCTTATAGGTTTGAGAACTATCTCTTTTGCCAAAGTATTCTATTTGTAATTCTATTTCTCTTTCGCTAACGGTATCGATACAAGTATGCTCTTCTAAGATTTCATAGTCTTTAAAGCCTTGTCTATACTCAATTCTATCTTTTGGGTTTTTTGTTACGCCAATCTTTTCTCCTGGTACGTGGTAAATGTAATACATAATTATTTAGTTTGATTTGATTATTATATTACTAAAGTAAGAATAGTTTCATAACCATTACTGGTCACTGCTCGGCAGACCTTTCAGGCCTTAAACCTAAAGACTTAAGTTATACTGCTGTTTGCTAAAAAAGTTTCACAGGATCGTGATAAGTATAACCTTTAGTTAGTGGAAGCCTCTGTACAGATTGCCATAAGCCATCCTTTTGTATACCGTATCTAAAAGTTCTATTATTAATAGTTATAGAGGGTTGATAGGTGGCCCACAAGAAGCTTTGTTTACCCATATCTATATTATATTGACTAGGTATGAAGAGCTTTCCTGTGACACTATATTTAACATCTATCCATATTTGATTAGCAAAACCTAAATAGACTATTTCTTCTAATAAGTAGTTAATTCTTTCAGGTCTATTAGGTCCTGTAATAATAATGTCAAGATCTTGTGTAGGTCTATCTTCTAAAATACCACCAACTACCCATGCACTGTATTCTGGGCCGCATAGTTCAGCTATTCTACGTAGCTCCATATCTACGCTTTTAAGTCCGTGTAAGCTTTTCCACTGCATCTCAGTGTAATCGCCGTATTTAATAGTTCGGTTATACATCATGATATATATCTATATTACAACTTTGCTGTAAAATATATTTAATAGTAGAAATATACAACTAAAGTATGACAATAACCGTAAATTCAACCCTAGAGACAGTTTCAGTAAACTCAATAGATATTCCAGCAACTGGAAAGTTTGTGTTAAAGAGCGGTCTTTCTAGAGAACCAGAGAGCCTAGATTATACTAGATCTTTTCTGAATGCTAGGTATTCTACAATAGACATTACTTTTCCAGCAGATTTTAAAGATGGACACTATAATGGTGTCTATTATTATTCAATACAAGCCACAGACGGTACAGAGTATGAAAATGGTTATGTAAAAGTAATCACAGATCCAGGTGGTAAATTAAATCAAAAAGCTTACATCGCTCCAGTAGAAACTGAAGAAAGAGAATCAGTGGTGTACTATAGACCAAATTATTAAGATATGAAAAAGAAATTACCAAATCCTAACGAAGGACTCTATTCTGTAGTAGGTGCACAGTTTGCTGCTCCTGCATTACCAGTTATTAAAGAGATTCGTAACAAAGATTATATGTATTACGGTGAAGCAAATCTTTACCCACAAAAACTAATTGAACTATATGATTCATCAGCAATCCATCATACTGCAGCACAAGCTGTAAAAGATGGTATCTTTGGTGAAGGTATAGAATTAATTGGTGACGAATACATTAACACAGCTGGTGAAACAATCGATGAAATATTTGAAAAGATTACATTAGACTATACATTATTTAATGGTTATGCACTTAATGTAATATGGAACAAAGAAGGAACTGCAATTGCAGAAATTTACCATTTACCTTTTGGAAATGTAAGAAGTGGAAAAAAAGACGAAGAGGATGAAGTTATTGAATACTATTATTCAAGTGATTGGAGTAACCTTAGAAAATATAAGGAAATACCTTACAGAGCATTTGATGCTACTGATAACAAAGGTGATAATGCAAGTCAAATTTACTACTGCTTCGGATATACTCCAGGTAATGATGTATATCCTTTACCTACTTATGTTGCTGCAACTAATGATATTACATTAGATCAAAAGATAAGTAGATTCCACGTTAATAATATAAGTAATGGTTTAGCACCGTCTCTATTCATTAAGATGAGAAACGGTATACCAACACCTGAAGCTAGAAGAGAAATCTATAGAGAAATAGAAGAAACATTTGCTGGCGAAGAAAGTGCTGGTAGATTCTTCTTATCATTTACAGATAACGATACAGCTCCAGAAATTGAGCCTATTGATGCTGCTAATTCAGATTACTATGTTACATTAGAAGAAAGAATTTCAACTAGAATCCTCACTGCCTGGCGCATAACTTCCCCGGCTCTCTTGGGAATTGCTAATGGAACCGGTTTTAGTTCTGTTGCTGATGAAATTAAAGTTGCATACGCACACTTTGAAGGAACAGTAGTAGAACCTAAAAGAAAAAAGATAACAAATTCATTTGGTTATATTTTAAAGCTTGCTGGCTTTAATGTTAGAATACAAGTAATACCTAACAGAATCATAGAAGATGCAGTAGAAGATTTACCAGATGTTGAAAAAGAAATTATAGAAAAAGAATAAGATATGGCTAACGAATCCGTACTACTGGTCAGTGAGCAAAGAATGAAGCAATGGACTTCATTAGACTCTAACATAAGAATAGATGTTCTCACACCGTCTATTCTAAACGCACAACAAAGTTATATTCAGGATACGTTAGGTACTCCTTTCTTTGATAGATTAAAGGCTGGAGTATTAGCTAATGATTTAACAGCTGATGAATCTGCATTTTTAAAAGACTACGTTGGGCCGGCACTAATACAATATGCCTTATACTTATTACTACCTCACTTAAAATACAAATTTGTTGAGAAGGGTATAGTTTCGGGTGCATCTGAAGAGTCAACACAGACATCGTTAGATGAACTAAAGTATCTTAGAGAAAGTGCCTTAGATCAAGCTCAATTCTATGACGAAAGAATGAAAGAATTCCTTAAGGATTATCCGGCACTATTCCCAATTTACAGAACATGGAATAGTAAAGGTATGTCCCCAAATAAGAGGAATACATACTATAATGGATTACAAACTGATATACCAAGAAGAAATGAAAGACTCTGGATCTACGAAGATTGCGGCACAGACTGCGATCCCGACTGTAGCACTTGCCAATAAGAAGACGGTAAAGAATATTAAATCTTTAAAAGCCTACTTTTCTAAAGAAGGAAAAGATAGTAATATTAAAAGATAGTGACAAAATTAAAAGAAAATATATTTAATATATATGGATATTACAAACTCGATTAGATTATATGCTGAATGTTTAAGTAATAATGCTATTACAGAACCAACAGGTGGTTCTTGGATTAGTGCTATTGCTATTTACCAAGGCTCTACGGAACCATTAAATGGATCATGGCTCCAAAGAGTTTGTGATAATTTAGGTATAACAGCACCAGTAAATGGAAGCTGGACAATAGCCCTAGCAAATTACTATGGTATTTCAGCACCCGTAAACGGAACTTGGTGGTTTGCGATTCAAGACGATGTATGTAATGGAATTCCTACTGATTTAATATGGAACACAGTTCAAGCTCTATGGAACTTAGAACAAGGTCTATGGAAAGATGCACAAGCACCAGCAGCACCTACAAATGACGGTGGAACATTCAATACTAATTTACCACTAATAACAGGAACTGGAACAGATGGTTTAGAAGTTAGAGTAGAAGTAGATGGATATCTGTATACTAACATAACAGTTAGTGGTGGAGTATGGTCTCTACAAACAACAGAAATTCTAGCTGGTTCGGCAAGTCCAGGAACACAATATCAAGTAACTAGTAAACAATATGATGCTTCTACAGGTTTAGAATCAGTAGCAGACTTAACTGATATTTTCATTGTATCAACTTCAACTAGCATTACATTCGATCTATTTGATTCGTATGGAGATGGTTGGAACGAAGGTTGGATGCAATTAGAAGAAGAAACAGCACCGGGAGTATGGACAGCAATAGATCTTCCAAATTATCAAACATACGGAAGATATCTGAATGCAGCATACACTGGAAACCTTGTTCTATATTGGAACCAAGGTAGTTTTCCTACTGGAACGACTGGTATGAAATTTGAAACATACGATCCACTATCAGCACCTCCTAATTCACCAGGTAGATCATGGTTATCTTTAGTAGATACATACATCTTTGACCTAGATCCTGCTAACTATAGATTAACTAGTGGTGCTGTAGGTAGTTATACAGGTGAAAGAACTGTAACAGTAAAAGAAACCATAGGTGGAGCAGTTGTCGCAACAGTTTCAACATCTGCTAACTGGACAGTAGGTAATACTTTAGCAACATTTACAATAAGTTAAAAAAATTAGAAAAATAATTATATTATGAGTTTAACATTAACAAATCAACAAATAGATCAAACATACCAAGGTTTAATTAAACTTGGTCAAAGTGCTGCTCTTGCTGCTACTGAGGATGTTCTATCAGATGGTCTAGGAAACGATTCTACACTTTCTTTAGGAACTACTTCTGCAAGTTTTACAGGCACTCTAGATCTAACTAATGCAACCATAACCGGTTTAGACGGTGGAGGTTTAGTAGCAGGAACTGGAATTAACTCTCAAAGAACAGCAGATGCTTTAATAACTAACGCAGCAGATGCTAGTGGACAAGGAAGTATTGCACTGGGCGATGCAACACGTGCCGTATCAACTAATGCTATAGCAATTGGAACTGACAGTGAATGTTTAACAAGTGATTCTATTACAATTGGAAAATCATGTCAAACACCAAGTGGACCCGCAATAGTCATAGGTCGTAATTCAGAAGCACAAGGATCAGTAGCAACAGCAATTGGAAATTCCGCTGTAGTTTTAGCAAGTCAATCAATTGGTATATCTGGTGAAAATTGCACCGTAACAAGTGGATCAACAAGATCTATAGTTCTGGGCCGACAAGCAAGAAGTGAAGCACAGAACGCAACAGCAATTGGAAACTTTGCTCAAGTAAAATCAGGTGGAACTGGTTCTATTTGTATGTCTGCAAGTGTAGTAGGTAATTCAGATGTATCTGGAAGTAGTGCATTAGTGCTAACTCCTGGAGATTATGGTGGTGTAACTACACAAGCACATGCTATTATACTAGGATCTAGAACATTATCTGGTTCCTCAGTTCAATCAGAAGCAGGAATTGCCATAGGACGAGACGCACAGGTCAATGCTAACGCTGACGGTGCCGTAGCACTTGGAGCTGGAGCTGTTGCCGAAACAGAAAATACTGTAACAGTAAAGTTGTTACAAATTGCTAACTATAGTACTATGAACTACGCTGACGATGCAGCAGCAGCAACTGGAGGAATTCCTTTAGGTGGTGTATACCATACAAGTGGTGCACTAAAAATCAGAATATCATAAGAAAATTAAATATATAACCAAATACAACTAAACATTATGTCATTAACATTAAACACAAGAGCAAAAACAATTAACGGTATTTCAGTTGACACTGCATACGGTAGAGTAGCAGCAACCGATTCATTTAAAGGTGATGCAATACAAGGAGCCTTAGACTGGTATGCAACTGAAGCAGATTTCCTAGCAGGAGCAACGCCAATCTATTTAGAAGAATTACCAACTACTTCATATTTTCCATACGACAGAGACGTAGAATCTAAGGATATTTTAGACTTAGCACACGAAAACTTCGTAGCAATATATGGCGACAAAGGTTTTTCAGTAACTAAACAGTTATAATTGAAACAAACCACAACATAGTGGTATAAGTATTGTAGCAATCTTCCAGTTGAAGAACTATTCTAATAGTGTTATTTTGTTTGATTTTTTAATTTAACTTCAACTAGCTACAAAAACCGCAGAGACAGTTTGTGCCCATGATTTTAACTCTGCATTAATGGTTATAGGCCGAGGATTCACAAGACCTCGGCCTTTTTTCTGCTTCATTTTCAGTTTCGTGAAAACGCATTGAAACAAACGGTTATATAGTAGTATAATAACTATATTAATCAAACACATTAAATCATGGAAAACTGGAAACAATTTCACAACACAGGCTTATGGCTATGGTCAGTATCAGATCATGGCAGAATTAAAAAGAAATGTCTTACTACTAGAAAAGATTCAAAAAACTTTCAAATAGAAAAGATAGTAACTACTACACCAACTGGTGGATATGAAGGAAGCGGTAGATATCATGCTATTCCTGCTAACTTTGCTGGTAAGTATGTACATAGAATAGTAGCTAATGCATTCATACCTAATCCTCAAAACAAAAGAACTGTAAATCATATAGATTGTGATAAGAATAATAATCATGTATCTAATCTAGAATGGGCTACTTATTCGGAAAATGCACAACATGCACATGCTAATGGACAATATCCTGATCAAAGTCTACCACCCGAAGAACTTGCAAGAAGAATTGCAGAAAGAAGAGCTAGATATAGAGAACAATATAGAGCTCAAAGAATAGAATTAATGACTGAACAATGGTCACCTTATTTAAAATTACCTCTTACAGACTTACAAGAAAGATATGTTAGATTAAGAATGGTTAATACAAAACCAGGACTTATTTCTAAAGCATTAGAGATTGATCTAAAACAGACATACAAATTACCATATACTTTAAGACGAATTAGAGCAAAGCACTCTGATATCTTTTAAAACACCTCTACATACTATAGTGGATATAGAAGCTTCTCCACTTTAAATTGCTTCCAAACTTCTGTTGAGATAGCCTGGTTGGATCAGATAACTTAAATGTTTAACATAGCCTTCGTGTATTCTTGTGATTATCTTACTGTGCCGGCAACGAAGATACTAGTTATCCGCTTCCTTTTTTAAAATCAGAAATCACTAAGCCGGCACAAAGACTTCAGACACTCAGACAAAAGCGCTAGCCTTCAAGTATCACTTTCTTTTTGGGTTATTTAATTAACCAAAAAAAGAAGACCTTTAATATTAACTTACCATCCATTGCTTAGCAATGATGAGGATGATGCTTGCATCAGCCATAATACAAACGAACCCTAGACCTCTGCTAAAAATGGATATATACCCTATACAAAAAAATATGGAAGCAAGAGCAAAGAGAGGACCGAAGAAAGGATTCCAAGTAATGGTATGGGTTCCAGCAATAGTTAGAGAACTAGAAGATATCTTAAATGATAGAGAGAAACTATTCTGTTCTTTAATCTATAGTTTACATAAGCAAACCAATAGGCAAAAAAGAAAAAGAGATGACATGTTTCACATAGCCAATAATGATTTTCAAAACATATTAGGTTGGAAGTCGTTTGTTACAGATTATAACGGTAAGTTAGAAAACCTAAGAAGAGTATGTAAATTAGGTCAAGCTGGTGGTTATTGGCAAGTACAATGGAGTGATGAGTGTATGGACTATCATCCTACTAAGTCACGTAATATATGTAGTTATGATTGGGTATACCTAAAAGATACGCATGCTATAGCCTTACATTATTATTTAACTGCACGTATGGCAAGAGAAGACCTTTTAAGTGATTGGTATGAAGGTCAAGATATGAATGAATTCTACAAAGAACCAGTATTAAGAAGAACTGAATACAATATTTTAAAATTCAGTAAATCAATTTACTATAACGATGAGAATAGTTAGAGAAGACAAAGATCTTAGGAAAGTAGTATATGTACATTATATAAGAATATACGGTGACCATGAGATAGCAATACAAGCTATGGCAGAAGACCTAAAGGATTTAGAAGATAGCGAGCATTACGAACAATGTTCTATCTTACACGCCACAATACTAGAATATGAATAACTTTTTAACAGAAAGATATGACGATATAGTCTTATTATCTAAAAAGATATGTAAATCAAACCCAGAATACGAAGAAGTAGCTCACTTTGCTATAGATAAGTTCATACAACATGAACGAGCACAAGAGTTAGTAGATACTAAGAAGGCAATGCAATTCATATCAGGTATCATACATAGAAGTTATTGGTCTTCAAGTAGTCAATATTACACAGAAGCTCATCAAAAAGGCAGAGTGTTCGGGTTCCCTGAAGGATATCAACATGAAGAGTATAGTGAATATAATCATGAAGTAGATAGTGCATTAGAAGCGATCGAGGGTATCTTAGAAGACATGATAGTAGAGTCTAAAGAACAATGGTATAGAAGTGTAATGTTTCAACACTGGATTGAAGACCAAAATTATTCTAAAATATCAAAAAAACTAAACATACCAAGAACAAGTATCTCAAGAGCTGTCAAAGAGGCACGGATACATATACAAACCACACTTAAAAATAGAGGAGTAAATTATGAATTTTGAAATAATCCTAGGAATAGCATGTTTTGGTGCAGTATTACAAGAAGTACCACTATATCAAACCTTATTAGAAAAGTTAAAGATAGATTTTAAGCCATTCAATTGTGCACTATGCTTTACATTTTGGTTATCATTACCTATCTTAATCTTTACAGAAGGAGCCGTAGGTATATTTAATAGTATAACAGCTGCTGTCTTAGCAGAATTAATCAGTAGACAACTAAATAGATTATGATATTAGAACATTACGTTTGGTTACAAGAACATAGAAATTATATGTATAGTAGTCAATTCTTACCAAAAGAAGATAGGCAGATGATATACGAAATCTATAATCGTTTAACAGGTGAAACTAAAAAGCCTAATGGCTGTGGTAGATGCTTGTCAAATACAATTAAACGAATTAGATTTGAATTTGAAAAATACGAAGTAAACAATGAAAATTAAAGAAGTAAAAATAGATGGCATTACATACACTGTAAGAGCCACTACTAATGCAGGTTTAAAGAAAGCTATTAGAGATTTCAAGAAAGCTGTAAAGAAATACCGTGACAAAGACGGTAACGAACCAATAGAACCTTTCGGACATGGCGTTTAGAGGAGGAGATGAAAACATTAATAGAGCAGGTAGAAAACCTGGCTCTAAGAATAGAGCTACTAAAGAAATTAGAGAAGCCTATCAAAAGTTAACAGAAGATAACTTAGAAAACATGTCTATATGGTTATCACAGATTGCAGGAGACGACCCAGCAAAAGCAATGGAATTAATGTTAAGACTTAGTGAGTATATTATACCTAAGTTAGCAAGACAAGAAATGGTAGGTAACGATGGCGAAGACCTATTTAAAAATGTAAAGTTCCAGTTCGGACCAGATATTAATAACGAAGAAGATAGAATAGAAGAATAATGGTATATGAGGGTTTTACACCGCATCCTAAGCAAAGAGAACTTATAGAAGGTATATTAACCTCTAAGTCTAAGTATCATGTAGCAAGCATAGGTAGACAGTTTGGTAAATCCTTAATGGGTATTAACTTAGCCCTCTATTGGATGATTAACAATGGACCTTCTAAAATACTATGGATCAGTCCGACCTATTCGCAAACCAGTAAAGTTCACAAAGAACTCTATTCAGCCATAGCAGAAAGCGGCCTAGTAAAGAATAACAACTTCTCAGCAAACGAATTAGAATTAAGGAATGGTTCTACAATAATCTTTAGATCAGCCGAAAGGTATGATAATATCAGGGGTTTAACATGCGACTATGGTATCTTAGATGAAGCAGCATTCATGAAAGAAGATGCATGGCAAGAAGCAATCCGTCCAGTATTCTCAGTAAGAGGTAAAAAGATCTTATTCTGTAGTACGCCAAAAGGAAAGAATTGGTTCTATAACTTATATCAATTAGGCCTAAGCCCAGACCATACTAACTATGTAAGCTACGCAGGCTCCTCATATGATACACCTTATATAGAAAGAGAAGAGATAGAAGATGCAAAGAGAACCATACCACCAAATGTATTTAGACAAGAGTACTTAGCAAAGTTCATAGATTCAGGAGGAGAAGTATTTACAGATATAGATAAGAATACATTCCAACAATACCCAAGACCACAAGGAAAAATATATTGTGGAATTGACCTAGGTAAACAAGAAGATTTTACAGTAGCAACCTTCATGAACCAAGCAGGCGAAGTAATCGATATCTACAGAGACAACAAGAAAGAATGGTCGACAATGACCAACAACATAATCCAATTAGTAAAGAAGTATAGAGCTACAGTAATGGTAGAAGTAAACTCTATAGGAGATGTAATCTACGAGCAACTAAAAAAACAATGGCCAGATACACATCCATTTGTTACAAGCTCAAAGTCTAAGAATGAAATCATTGAAGGCTTAATCCTAGACATGAATGAACACACCGTAAAGATCCCTTCTAAGACACTCTTTCCCGCTCTGTATAGTGAACTATCAGTCTTTACCTATGAGTACAACCCAAAGACTCGAAACATCCGATATGGCCACCCAAGCGGTCTCCATGACGACACCGTGATTTCTCTTGCAATTGTAAACTATAATCGTAAGCAAAACAAAACCTATGGTCAGTACACCATAATGGGTAAGCGATAGCTCATAGTATTTCTAAATCCTTGTAAAATATATTTAATAGTATATGTTTGAAATTAAAATAGATGGTAAGGTAAAACAATTCCCTGAAAGGTTAACAATCTCTCAGTGGATGAGGTTAGCACGTTGGGATGTCAGTAGCCACGAAAACTGGCCATTCATTATAGGTACTATCTTAGAGGTACATCCTAAAGACATAGAAGAAGTGCCAGAAGGCCAACAAGAATTATTAGTAGGATTTACAGTAAGCCTAATGAATAGAAGACTCGAATCAAAGATGTTAGACCTAAGTGGTATAACCTTTGGCCAATGGGTAGACTTAGATGTATGGACGGCGGAAGGCTTTGACAAATCACTACTTAAATGTTTAACAATCTTAGGAGAAACCGAGTGGGCTGACGAAGCCCTATGGAAGATAGAGAAGTGGTTAGACTATAGAACCTATGTATACAGACAGTATGCAGAGATGTTTGGCCTTACAGAAGAAGGCGAACTAGAGGTAGAAGATGAAGACAGTGAACCTAAGAGCCACGAAGATATCATAGCAGGTTGGTATACCATTATATGTGGTCTAGCTAGTGAAGATGTTTTACGAATAGATAGTATAACTAAACAGCCGTTATTATCGATATTTAATTTCATGGCTCATCAAAAGAGAAAGCAGATCGCAGAGAACTTTCAAAAATTAAAGCAACAAAGAGAATATGAACTACAAAGAACTCGTAGATAGAATAAGACAAGTAGTCTTCGACCATAAGATGTTAGTAGACTTTGGCTATGGTCAGATTAGTGATATTAAAACCAGATCAGAAGGCGAAGGAGAACTACAAGGTGCAGACTACCCTTATTGTTTCTTAAACCCAGCGCAGCACAACAGAACACAAACACAGATAACCTATAACTTTAACATGATTGTAATGGACATGGCTAGAGAAGAGGAAGGTGATGAGTATCAAAACTTCTTAGCAATACAATCAGACTGTATGCAATACATAGACGATATCATCGCTAGGTTATACTTCCATTACAAGGATCAACCTGAAGTAAGTTTCGATTTAAACTATACACCATTCTATGAAAGGTTCCAAGATGATCTTGCAGGAGCTACAGCTAACTTAGCAATCACAGTGCCTACAAATATCAACGACTGTATAACACCTTACAATCCTGGTCCTATTCTAATATGGGCTAAACAAACTTCAACTTTACCTTATAGTGTTAATGGTTATATACAAGCTAACGAAATAGTAGACGATCCTTTTAATATGTGGAGTCAGTATGGCCAAGGAGAAATAGCAAACCTATCGCTGTGGTCGCCAAGACCAACACCAGCACCTATGGTATGGGAAGCTACAACTACTATTAAATGTAAGCAACAACCTACACAAGCAGAGTGGAATGAGTTTAGAGATTTCAGATTGAATGTAGGTCTAAGTCAAAATAACCCAGTTGCAACAGTAACAGGTCTTTCAGCAACGCCACCACAAGTAGGAGATATAATACCATTTAAAGTAGCAATAGACTATAATCTAACCACTGCTGCTTTTGCTGGTTTAAAACTAAGAGATGGCTTTCCAGCTGAACCATGGGCGGACTTATTCGATCAACTAGACGCAGAAATCAAAGTATACACAACAGACTATGGCCTTTAATCAATCTCAGTTTGATGCATTCCAAGAGATTATTGACGAGATCAATGATTTAGATGGGGCTATACAGGCCTTAGCTACTCAACTCGCGACAGAGATAAGAGCAGCAAGTCCAGTAGGTGCAATAGATGGTGGTGACCTTAGAAGATCGATTAAAGTAAACTTAGATAGATATGGCTTTCAATTAGAAATGTTAGCCTATGGTTTCTATCAGAACTATGGAGTAGGACCACAAGCAAGGACTCCATTTAATACAATGCCAACAGGTGGCCAACCGCAACAACCTTTTGGTATAACAGAACCCGTAGACTTAGGATTCTACGAATACAAACATAGAAAGTTTGGCCTTCCAGCAAGACCATTCTTTGATATACAAGACATAGAAGATAGACTCTTAGAAACGGTCTTAAATAATATAGATTAATTATGGCAGTAACAGTATTACAAACCCCAACCTCACCATTTGATATGGCATACGGTGCTAACCCAATTACACTATCTAATATTGATAGTGTTGTAGGTGCAGATAAGTATGCACTACGTATCTTCATAGTAGGTCAAACAGATCCTATCGCAGATATTAGGCAAACACCTAACAGAGTTGGTAGAGCGGTCTTTGACATACAAAACATACTACAAAGTTATGTAGCACCACAAGAAAATACAATAGACTCTCTACATATGGTTGGGTTTGCACAGAACACTCGTATGGCACTAGCAGGTCCTACACTTATAGAATATCAAATAGCTACAGCAACAGAGAATGGTGGTGTTGTAAGTGCCTTTACAACTCTACCAGAAATCTTTACATGTATACAAGGCTCTAAGCAATATTTTCAAGTTCCTTTTGATACTAATCCTTATCAGCCTCTTATCTCTAGCGACAGTGGTACTTATTTACCATGTAGTGTTATAGACAGAACTGCTAAACCTCTAAGTGATAATTCATTTACAATCTTAGACGAATTACCAGGTAAGACTATGAATATCTACTCAAGTCCTGGCGGTATAGATGTACATAATGTATATGCTAACGACCAGTGTACTAAGACATTCTATCAGCCTGTCGAGAAGTCTACTCAGAATGCACCTAATGCAGCGGTGCAAGGTATAGAAGCTTTCTATATCTTACAATTCTCTGCTACTTCTACAACTCCTATGGTGACTAACGTTATAGTTAACCAACAAGCAAATGGTGGCGGACCTAATATTTCCCTAGGACAAGGAACACTTATTAGTGGTCAGTTTCAAACTATTACAATAGCGAGTGGTCCTGCTAATTTAATGGTACCTCTAAATCCTTTAACTGCGTATTACTATATTATACCTGTAGTGTATGGTTGTCCAGAAGATCCACAGTCACAAATAGATACGATGACAGCAGCGGCATGGAGAGCACAAAAGTATATTGTTAACGAAGAACCATGTAATGATTTCTCACATGTACAATTTGCATGGCAGAATAGCTATGGTTATAGAGACCAGTTTACATTTACAAAACAATTAACACACTCTACTTCAACTAAGAATAATAACTTCTTAAAAGGTGCAGCAGACTATAACTCAAGTAGTTACAATGTTAACCTACAAGATAGAGGCTTTACTACTTACTCACAGAAAATAGAAAATAAGTTTCAAGTGAAATCAGGCTATATGTCTGATGCCGAAGCGGAACTATTAAAACATATGTATCAGAGTGCTGAGGTTAAAGCCAGGTTCTCTGATGGACCTTATGCTGGTCAGTGGGTACCTATAATAATTACATCAACTAATTATACAGAAAAGACTAGTCGTAAAGACAAGTTATTCCAATATACAGTCAACTTTAGATTGGCTTCAAACCTTAAATCAATGAGAGGATAATATGATTCAATTAAAAGTATACCCGTTTGAAGGTGCTCCTGACACAGATGCAATCTTCTTAGACCTTTACGAAACACAGCCTATTAAACTTACACTAAGTGTAGAAGATGTTACTAGTGCGGATGCTACATCAGTATTCAGTAGAACATTTAAAGTGCCTGCAACTAGAGGTAATAATGAATTCTTTGAGAATGCTTATGAATTAGACGGTATAGATTTTGATATTACAATTAAGAAACCTGCAGAGATCTTAGTAGATGGTGCTGAATTTAAGATAGGCCATGTAAGGCTACAGAAGATATTTTCAAATGCAGATTTAGATAAGACAGATTATGAACTCTTATTCTTAGGAGAAACAAGAGACTTTAGTAGTGCCATTGGCGAAGCTAGTATGTGTCAACTGACTATGACAGATTTTTCCTGGGATGATTTACCAGTAAGCTATACAAATGCCGCAGACTTTTCAGCGGGTATAGGTCAACAAGAAGTTAGAGATAGTTGGGATGCTTTTCCACAACAATCAAGTGCTACTGCTGGTTATGCAGATGGTGACTTGTTATTTCCTCTTATAGATCATGGTAATGACTATGATAGTGATGGTAATCTTAATTCACCTACAGTTGCTATAGGTTCCGCAGGTTCAAGTGAACAATCTTTTACAAAGACAACTAGTGCTCTGCCAGCTGCAAGGTTTAAACCTATGATTAGAGCTAAAAGAATATGGGATCAGATCTTTCAAGATAGTGGCTATACATACGAATCTAACTTTTTAGATAGTGAACAATTTAGACACATGTATGTAAGTGCCTTTGGTAATAGAGAATCAATTGCTATAGGTGTAGAACAAGATATAGGTGGTGTATTTGGCGGTGGAGCTTCAGCACAAACCTTTGAATACTTTGAGAGTGCTAATGGTAACAATGATATCAATAGTTACTTATACTGTTCGAATCAGGTAACAGCCTCACCTGGTTATACCGTTAATATACCAGATGTTGGTAGTAGTAGTGGTGGTTCTTACTTTACAGCACCTGGTAGTGCATCAATTGGTGGTGCTTTCTATCAATTTGATTATGGCGCACAAGTAGATGCTCAAATAGAAAACTCTGATTATGGTTATACAGAAGTTAACTGTGCTGTACAACTTTGTATTGTCGATGCACCAGGTGGTAACATCTTATATACATTAGATGTAGGTAACTTTGCAAGTAATGGTAATTGGTCAAGCTCAACATATACATCTGCAAACGGTGGCTATCAACCACAAGCAGGAGATATCTTTCAAGTTTTTGTAACTGCTGCATACTCTTACGATGTTACTTCAGTAGATCAAGCCTATTGGAAATGTACAGCTGCTCCTGGTAATTACGCACCAACAAGAGACTTAGACTGTGAATATCAACAAATAGATTTCATTAAAGATGTTATTACTATGTTTAGATTAGTAATGCAACCATCAGTTAGTAGGCCTAACCATTTCATTATAGAACCCTGGAAAGACTTCATAGGTTCAGGTGAAGTATATGATTGGAGTAATAAGATGATACGCGAGAAGGACTTTGTAAGTGAACCCTTATTTAATACACAGAGTGCACAGATAGAATTTACAAAACAAGAAGATGAAGACTATATTAACAAGTTCCATCAAGATAATAACAAACATGCTTATGGTTGGTTAAGGTTTGATTCACAAAACGAATTATTAAAAGGTAAGAGAGATGTAGAAGTATTAGGTATTGCACCTACTCCTATAGATCAAA